TCCCGCAGGCATACTTGGAGCACTGAGATTATTAGTAGTTGCCCCCATAACCTTATCAAACCCTTGACCGCCTGCTTGACTAGCTAACTCGCCGGTTCCTGATTTTACTGCTTCTGCCCCTGCTGTTTTAGCTGCTTCTGTTGCTCCAGTTTTAGCTGCCTCTGTCCCAGCAGTTTTAGCTGCTTCTGTTGCCGCTGTTTTAGTTGCTTGACCCCCAATTTGACCCAGCCCTGTAGTAGCTGTATTAGACGCAGTTGACGTAGCGGCACTAGCCGCTGGAGCAAGAGCACTAGCAACACCCGCACTAGCGGCCCCCGTTCCTGCACCTATTAAAGCCCCTTCCCAAGTTATGGGTTTACCTTGAACAGCGGGCATTATAAGCGACCCTGCTAACCCTACTCCTGCACCTATAGCTATACCTGCAAATGACATTACACTTCCCCCTCAATCATTAGTTGCTGATACTCTTGTCTAGTATCGCATGTTAAATCGTCTTTTACTGTATCTAAGTTTTGGTTAGTATGATGATGCACAGTAAGAAATTCAAAGTCTTCTACAACATATATAGCACGCTGAGTTCCAGCTTTAGTAACGAATACACAAGGGGCTATAAGCTCTTCTCTATTACCGTCTTGGTCTATTACTAGTATATGCCCTTTCATCAAAACTGATATGTGGTCGTGCTTATGCACTCTAGTAGAAATAGCAGTATTCTTAGCAGATTTAAACAACCGCCCATAGAGATCAGCTGTTTGGTAATGCGTCACTTCGCCAGTTATCTCAACAAAGTTTCCAGCATTAATGCCTTCTTTCAGGACATTAGCAAAGCCTTCACCTGCTATAGTAAGAGATAAGTCGCTCACGCCACACCTGTTAATGCTTTAATAAACGCTCGTTTTGCCGCACCTTGTTTAATCTGTTGACCTGACTTAGGATGCGCTGCTTTGCGCACAGCGGGCATCATAGCTTTTAGTTTAGCTGCCAGTTTCTCTGCTGTAGCTTTAGGCACTATAAATTCACCATCTGCTACTCTAGCATCTTCTTCACCGTCTATTGAGGCAGGGATGTCATCACTCATCCCATCGCCGTTTCCCCTTATAGGACCGCCTCTAGCTAAACCTGCTATACCGGGTTGAGGAGAAGCTGCTGGATATGGTTGCGCTGCGTTTACACGATCATTTGGACCTAAGCCTGTTTCCATTGGGTCTTCAGTATTAATGTATCCGCCTGTAGCATAGCCTAGCTGTGGACCTGCACCACCGTAGTAGCCCGGAGTGTTATACATATTGTATATAGCACTATTAGATTGGTCTGTTAACCCTTGCTGTCTAGCCTGAGCGTCTTGAGCTTGCTGTTGCATATATTGGTTGTAAGCTTGTGTTTGCCCCATACCAGTAAAAGCGCCTGCCATTTGAGGAGCCATCATCATAGCTTGGTATTCTGGATCGTTCTGTTGTTGCATCATTTCAATGAGCTTTGCGATGCCTGATGCTTCTGTATCTTTAGCTTTAGTGGCGTCTGATATTGCATTAGGTGCAACTGGTTTAGCTTCTGTAGGCCAGCCTGTAGCGCCCTTTTGGTCTTTAGCAACTTCCATTTTAGCCGCACCTGAAGTATTCCCACCCGCGCCAACAGGCTTATCATTAAGTGCTGAAGCACCAGAAGGCTTCTTCATATACTCCAACCCAGACATCATTGCATAGGGAGTAGCACCCGACATAGCACCGGGCATAATATTATGTTTACCACCGATAGCGCCTACACCCGCACCTAATGCTGTTGAGCCTAACCCACCTAGTAGCTTCTTAATACCTTCGTTTTCACCCGCTTTACCTAGTAGAGATTGCAGTGCTTCACTTTCCGCAATGCCTTTACCTAGAGGCGCACTAAGCAGACTTGATAATATATTTAGCCCGCCTGAGTAGGGGCTGTTTCCATAAGATGCCATTGTTGTATCCTTTAAGGTGTTATCTTTAGTGTTTGGTCAGTGGTGTCAATCCAGATTTGCTGAGATGCAAGTCCAGCAGGTGGGGCACCTGCACCTTGAGGTAGCAGTCTAACAATCCAATCGTTAACCGTATTGCTACTAAGGGCATTAAAAACAAAATCAGGGTTCTTGTCAAGCGCATACCCACTGTATGGTCTATTAGCAAATATAGTCAATGCCGCACCCGTAAGATTACCCGGATTAGCTAACTGTTGCAATGTATAAGTCAAAGTCCTAACCAGTGTCATCATATAGACAGGGTCATATTCATTAGGCGGCAGTGGTAAGATCGAGAACGGAGGTTCTACAGGTATGTTCTTGGTAGGATCATATGCCATTACCGTAACCCATCCGTTCTAATCTGTATCTTGGGACTTCCTAACACCCACGCTACACCTAAGTCACTACTCTCAATTCTAAATGCTAGTTGCCTGCCGCGTAGTCGTATCCACGACTGATAAGTGTATTGATAGACTTGGACTGTTTGCTTAGCTCCTACTACAGAAGATACTGATGTCTGCATAGGGTCTGTATTAAAGCCAATGCCCGGAAAGTTTTGCGCAGTAAGCACCATATCTACAGACGGCGTAGGATTTCGTGTAGTGTTTGAACCAATAAAATCCATATCTGGTATCAACCGATTGACGAAAGAAAAATGGTACCCAGTGCCGATATCAAAGAACCCTGTGCCAATGTAAGCATATATAGGAACGACAGTAGCTGGGATAGTTGCATCATCATTACCAATTTCATGTTGGACCATTTGTTGAATGGGCTGGTCATCAGGATATATCTGCGGCGCTACAGGTGCTATATTAGAGGGCTGGTATAACTCTGCCTTTGCTGTAGTGCTGCCAGATGTTAGTGTAGTTGCCACATCAAATGCTGCTATAGGTGTTCCTAGTATATGAGAGTCTAACCACGCTGTGCGCGATAGAGTGCCGTAGCTCCACACATTTTCCAAGTGGTTATATACTACATACCTATCAAGTATGGTTGCATTGAGTGAGCAATAGAACCACCAGACCTCATTATACTCTTCATTAGTTCCTGCGTAGACTTGTTGCCATTGAGCTTCATTAATGTCATCAAAGACATATTGGCGTAGTGTGCAAGGAAGGGTAGTAACTGAACCGTTATAAACGTAAAATTTGCCATTGCCCATCCAATAGGTTTGACCGTTTGCTGTAGCCCACGCATATTGAGACACGATAGTGACATTAGTGTTCATTGGGTTAAACCCATACACATAGGGCGCCCCTAGGTATCGCATTGAGTAGAGTGCTGTATCTGTCCAGACTAGGGTTTCCTGCCTTGTTGTAGCCACTGCCACTATGTAGCTGCCGTATGTTAAGCGGTAATCACCTGCTAAGTTAGCAACTTGAGGGTCCCAGATATTAGCATTGCCTTGATCGCTCCACGCGATATACATAGGGTCTAGTGGTGTTGTCTGGTCTGGCACACCGGGAGTTAAAGGGTTTATAGTGTTATTACATCCTAAGCAGACTATGTGGCGCTCATCTGTAACTAAGACCATATTGCATTTATCAGGAGCAAACCCATCTGCTAATGCTATAGTATTGATGTTAACGCCGCGTTGTAATACCTGCCCGCTTGGTGTCATAGCAACATCAGGGTCCCAGTAATACACTGCGCCCCCACGAGGATTGTAGACAAGCACCTGCCCGAAGTTATCGGCAGACCACACACGCATATTAAGGAAGATGCCGCCATCCGCAGCAGGACACGGTGTTCCCCACCCGTGATCTATACCCCAGTAGCCAGCACCCCAACCACGACCAACACCGGGAAACGCTCTACCTGAGTGGATTTCAAACTCTGCTTCAACGGCTGCGCCGCCACCTTGAGCTGCTGATGTGGACTGGACTTTAAAATCACAAACTATATACGCTGCGTCTGCGGCTTGGACCATCACATTGCTATTAAGTGTGACTGCTGGAATACCACCTACAGGACCTGTTGCGTTTAGGATGGTCAAGAAATCTTGAGGCGTAGCACCATTAGCAGGCGCATCAATAACAACCCACGAGCTTGAGACATTAGCCCCCACTGCGTGAGGCACAGGGTTTATGCTATCTCTAATACAACCACTACCTGCTATACCTAGCGTATTGCCTACTGTATCTACATCTGGCACATAGATATACTCGTTGTCTATCTTAACAACAAACGGCACTATCAAAGCCATATTAGATGCGATGACATTATTAACGGGGATTATTCTATCAGTAGCTGAGATAGCTGCTGTCAATGTAGAGAACATTGTGTAGATAGGGTCAACTGGCAGTGGGTTAATAACTAACCTTAATGGCGTGATATCCCAGTAGACGCTGCCATACAGCACATAGTATTTTAGATTAGTTCCAAGCCCATTGAGATACTTCTGGTCTAAGGTAGTCCACTCCATAATATTGCGGCACTCACCTAGCATAATGCCGGGAGCGTAGCGTTGCCAGCCACCTATCTTTGTAGGGTAGCCTGACCTAAAGCGCACTTTGTCCCCCTCGAACCAGTTCGATTCATTGGTAGTCCTTGTAGATTCTCTAGAAATTCCCGGCTTACAAGCTATTATTTGTAACTCCACTGGCATACTAATCTCTCCCTAATGCTAAATTAGCCAGCATAGTCCTAGCTGTTGTTTTCAAATTTTCTTCTACTACGGCATTTCTAAAACTTTCTACAGCAGCTGCTGTTCCTATTTGTTTACTCGTATTCTCAATTAGCAATAGTGGAAGCCAGCTCATTGAGCATTTCCACTCATTTATCTCTTCGCCTGTATTAGGATTTTTACCTGCTATCTTAACTGACCAAGCGCAGCGATGTATTTTGTTATCCTTTATGGATTCACACTCACTGTTAAGTGGACAAGTAACTACTTCTTCGATTGCCATATTAGTTTTTAACGCAAACAATGGTATTTAGATATTGCACAGCTAAGTTCACTGAGCCTCCAAAGCTATGCGTATGACTACCGCCGCCACCTGTGTTCGTAGTAGTAACGCCTGTTACATTAGCTGCGCCTACACCTGTAATGCCTGTGACATTACCATTAATAGATATGCCTGTTCCCGCTGGTGATGTTGTTGATGTAGCTACGCCTGTATATGCAGGTTGACCATTTTTAAAGTCTTTAGGTTGGCTGCTACTCACAACTGTATAGTTATGCGCATGACCGGGATCGTTAACACTATGGTTATGTCCGGGATCATTAAAAGCTATTGTATGGTTATGTCCGGGGTCTGTAACGCCGTGGCTATGTGCAGGAATATCTGTTACGCCTAATGTAGTAGCGCCTATTGTTCCTGTAACACCTGCTGTGCTAAATGCTGTAGAGAACGGCACAGTTCCACCTGTTCCACCACCAAGACCTGCGACCACCCGTAGCGCATAGTCGTTATAAGCGTTTTGCTGAGTCCAACCTACAGGCGCACTTGTTTGAACAAAGAGCATTGTAGTGCCTGCTGGAAACGCAGGGTTTGATGCTACCGCATTATCAACATAAGCTTTAGTAGCTACTTGAGTAGGCGTAGTAGGCGCAAAGGCGACAGACAGTTGAGATGTAGCCGTAATAGATTCATAGAAGTTAAGTCCATCGCAGTAGACCAGTGAAGTGCCGCCTGCTGGAATGTTAACGAAAGTGCCATTAGCCACAGATATAATAGTTATAACCTGACCGCCAGTTGTGTTGTTGGCAATGACATAGTTCTTAGGAACCGCAGGTGCTACTACTGCTCTTGATGCTGTTAATGGCACTGAGCTTGTTACATTTAGAATAGCACTACGCGCTTCATCCACTGCGCCATCAAGGGCGGTAAGAATAAAAGGCGCATCTAGCATAACGACATTCGTCACGCCACAGATAGCTTGTTCAATAAGGCTACCTAGATTATTGTTAGTAGTAATACCCCACAGGTTATCTTGCTCACCTTGTCCGATAAGTTCAATGCGTAGGTCTGGCGAGTAAGTTGACGGCATTATTTATGCTCCTGTAATTGTATCTTAGTAAGTATTACTTGAATGTCTGTTTGTATCTTTGACATCGCTGCTAGTAATTCTTGGTTCTGCTGTTCGTGTGCTGCTAGGTGTCGGTCTACCTTAGCATCTATTTTATTAAGGTCTTGCTCAGTGCGTGCTATACGCACCTCTTGTGTTTGTAATAAGCCGTAAGACAGTAATACTGCCCCAGCCACAGCGATGCCAATATCTACCCATTTGCCGACCATAACTATGCCTTTGGTCCAAACCCAGCTGCTGGGTTAGTAGCTACTCTGTAAATAGCATATGCCATAGAAGCAGTAGCAGACCACCCATTCGCTACAGTGTGTAAATCAACATCCTCAATAACGACAGGAAACCCAAACTTATTTGCGATAATAACTATCGCTGAGAGCGCCGCATAGAGCGCAGCCGCAAGAGATTCAGTATTAGTTAGAAGCCCACTTCCCTTTACTGCTTGTCCTTTAGCTAATATAACTTTAAATATTAAATCACTTATCTTCATACTACTCTCCTAAATACATTAACCTTTCCGCTGTTCGTCTACGAACTAATCCCATTACAACCATGCCATTAACTTTATTCCAGTTAAGAAACTGCGCGGCTGCTCGACTTACGTGACCTGCTCTATGCTCTTTTAGCAATGTTGAATCTTTAAATGCCTTCATTCCAATGTTGTATGCGAGTGAAAGTAGTGCGTCAAAATTACCTTGTGTTGTTTGGCAATCCTTTACTAAATCTGTTAATCTTATCTCTCGGCTCTCTAGGTCTTTTAAAAACCTCTCATCCGCTTCTGCTTGTGTCCACTTAGTCCCTTTACCTATGCCAACACCTGTTGCCCCATAACCGATTGTATATACACCCCCTAAATCCTGATAGGCGTGCAATTTACAGCCCTCAAAAGACTTAATGAACTTAGCCCCTTCTGGTGATACTTTCATTGTGATTTATTACTCTTATGTAGGTTTTCGGTAGCTGTTATAACTCTTAGATTACTAGGTATGTGTAGCCCTGAAATCTTTTTTCCTCGCAAGGGTATAATATGATCGACATGCCATTCTACACCTGTTAATTCAGTTCTTAATGCGGATAGTAGATATATCTCCTTTATCATCCATTTATCAGTTTCAGATAACCAAGTAGGAGTGCGTTTAAGTTTAGCTACTCTAGTTCTTGTTAACCCAGCATTTATAATCCCACGTCCTTCAGGTGTTGCTTTATACACATTATATCGTGCTATTCGAGCGGCTTTATTTGCTGTATCATATTCTTTCTTTTGAATGGCTTTACGTTCTTTATTTTTATCGTGCCTAGCTGCGTCTTTTAGTTTAAGAGCTTCTTTATTTTTAGCACGATATTCTTTTTGGTATATTCTCTCGGCTTCTAACTCAGCTTCTGATTTATTAGCACGGTATGCTTTTTGCTTTTCTTTAGCTTTATCTGCTCTAGCCGCATAATATGCTTTGTTATAGGCTTGTCTAGCCTCTTCACTTTTCCAACCCATTAGCTTGGTGCTCCTGCGGAGTAATAACTATTACCTAATATAATAGGTGCGTTTTGTGATGTAAACGGTGGGAACTTAATCGTGTAGTCAGTTAGAATATTAACATCGTATACCATGCCAAAGTTGAGCGTAACGATTGAAGTGTTGCCTTTAGAGGCGTTGTATATCAAACCCCCAGCTACTGAAAACTTATTAGGCCCTGTCCATACCGCATCAGCAAACGAAGTGTAGGCATTATCCCCACCTGTAGCAACTCCAAGATTAACTAACTGTTTGCCCCCTGCCGTATACCCTGTGCCAATTACTTCACCGAGTGGCGTGTATATAGGAGTGCTTGCTGATAAGTCAGCAGCATTAGTATAGAGCGCAAGGAAGAAGGTATCCGTAGTGAAATCGTGAACCCCTTTTAATAGCTGCTCTTTAAATGATACAGTTAATGCCTGAAAAATCATTGAACCAATACTCCGTGAACAGGAACTCTAGGAAGGTTAACTCTGAACTCATCTCGCCTGATCTTCCCGTAACCAAGGTTCACAATTTGAGCGAGGGCTTCTTTAAACTTAGTTTCATACATCGCTAGGATTTCTTGCTCTCCCTTAAGGTAAATATATGCGTGAAGCAATGAGCCATAGAGTAAGCATTGTGGATAGTATGTGCCAAGCCAACTTGTGCCCGCAGTAGTAATAGATGCTGGGTAGCCTTCGTAGTCTAGCACTAATGGGTAGATGCTAGTTGCTGTAGGACCGATTACTATTTCCGTAGGAGATACGATGGCGTAGTGTGTTGGTGTGGCAGTGACAGTTTGATAAGGCCACGCTTCTTTGATGTATTCAATTTCTTTTTGTAGCAAGAACTGAACTGAGCCATCCCCTGTATCAACACCTAGTGAGAGGATAGACAGTAAGCCTTCAGGCAAACCGACATATGAGTAGCCTTGTTTAAATCTATTTGCTGTATCTTGAATACCTGAAATAGATAGCTTTGATATTGGATACGCTGCGATACCCGCAATAAGTGTAGGCTCTATAATAGCCCGTTGCCGCATTGCTGGCAGCTCTACCTCATTGTAGATATAAGTTTCCGCGAAAACGACAAAGTTCGGAATGTTAGAGACAAAGGTGCTCTCATCGACCTCAGTGAATTGCTGGATTTGAGTGACAAGTTCGCTATAGGTTAAGTTCCACCCATCGGCAACATTCTGAGTAATCGTTTTTATGGCAGCCATATTCTATCAGCACATTGGGCCTTGTGAAGTTTTGCCCCGAATGGCAGCACCAGCACCACGTTGCTTAG